CGAGAGACAATCATGCGTTACCCGTCTGGTTTCGCTTCACCTATGGTAAACGATCGGTTGGCTGGAGCGGGCAAGCGTTGAATGCGCCAGCATGAGCCCCGACAAATGCGGGTCAAACAGGCCGGATTGAAAGGGTTTGCCTTGTCGACCCCGTTGGCAGTCGGGATCAGATGGTGCCCAGAAGAGGACTGCCATTTTCGTTAGACATCAATGGCTTGTAAAAAAGTGGGCGCTTTTCATTTTCGCATTTCTGTTGTGTTTTTCGGAACGCTTGCCCCACATTCAGCCCTTGGAGTAGACACAAGCCGCCATGATCGAGACCGTTATAGCCACCCTCGCCGCCTTCAGCGCGATCGACGGCGACACCTTTACCCTTAACGGCGAGCGCATCCGCATCGCCAATATCGATACGCCGGAAATTCACGAAGCGAAATGCGACGCCGAGCGACGCCTCGGCATCGTGGCAAAGCATCGGCTTGAAGCGCTGGTCGGCGGCGTCAAGGTGACGATCATGCGCGGCGACCCCTACGACGGTCGCCAGAAGGACCGCCACGGCCGCACGCTGGCAACGATCAGCGTCGACGGGCGCGACGTCGGCGAGATACTTGTTGCCGAAGGCCTTGCCCGCAAATGGACAGGCAAGCGCGCGCCGTGGTGCGTCAAGTAGCCCCTGCGGCTTGCGAACAAAATCAGAACATGCTTTGTTGATCGTGGTGCGGCACTCACCATTAGGAGGCCGCTATAGGACACAATCCATCAAGACCGAAGTCGCTGGACGCCGAAGCCGTCGAGCGCATTCAACGCGAGGTGCAGGCGGCGCGATACCCGGCGTCCGCGCGCCGGTGGCGTGACGAAATCGAACTTGCCGAATGGATGAACGCCCGCGCACGCATGGGCAAGCACGTCACGCTTACGCCCGAAACGGCCGCAATCGTTGCGGGGCACCTGCGCAAGGCCGGAGCAAAGCCCGAACGAAACGCCGTCGCATTGATGATTTGCAAAATGGGAGAGGCGCGGCGCTGCACTGCGCCATGCTATGAATGCATCGGGCGCGCAAATGCCGTCGTGCGGGCTTATGGATGTCGTGTTGACGACCGGCCCGGCTAGCGCCCGCCAGTCATGGCCTGCGCAATATGCCCGACCGAGCGGCGCAGCTTCGCCAGATCGCCGTCGTTGACGATCCTTGCGTCGACGGCAAGCGCGGCTTGCACCGCGTCGGTGCAGATGCCCGCAGGTCCGGCATGCCCCGGCCGTTCGATGCGCACGATCAGCCCGCCCACCTGGCGGATGGCCTGATCCTCATAGACGACGGATTCCACGACCAGCGGACGGCCGGGCGTGTGCCGCCAGGCGTGCGCGATCTCGGCGCCGAGTGTCCAGTCGCACCCCATGTCGACGCCCATGAAGCGCCCGAAACGCTCAAGGAAAAGGCGAGGCGTCGCGTTGCCGGGCAAAAGCGGTGAGGGTACATCGCGCAGGTCGCCGTCGGCCATGCGCCGCGCCTCGTCGGGCGCAGCACCCATATGCTCGAAATAGGCGGCGGCCGCCACCTTGCCGCCGGCAAGCGGATGCACACGCACGAAACCGAAGGCCTCGACCAGATGGTCGGCGGCGGTCGACTTGCCGACGTGCCGCGCGCCGGTCAGCCCGATAATCGGCAGCATCACGACGAGGATCCGCCGCGGCGGCGCGGCCCACCCCCTTGCGAGCGCGGCGCGAAATACATGTCGAAGCGATCGCCCAGGCGGTTGATGGCCTCGACGACACGTTCCTCGACCTCCTTGATCGCCCCGTTTGTCGCGTAATCGTGCGCCACGGTGAGTTTGTATTCGGCAAGCTCATGCGCGCTCTTGGCTCGCACTTCCTCGACCCGTCTCGACAGGACCTCATAGCTGGCGAAAAGATCGGCGTAGCGGCCCCTCAAATCGGCCATGCCCGACTTTGCCGCCGTAACGTCGCCGCGCAGGAAGAACCACGCCGAGATTGCACCTACGATCAGGGCACCGATGGTCAGTAGGTTGCCGAGCGTAACGGTTGTGTCGATGGTCATGCTATTTCGGTTCCCGTCCCGCTTGCGTGCGATCGTACCAGCCGGCGCACCATGTGATCTGCTTGTTGGCGTCGCCGAGCGCCTGGTCATATTTGAGGTTTGACGCGCCGGCATCCTCGTCGAGCTGCGTGCCGCTTCGCCATGTGCGCCGGCACTCGGCCGGCAGGTCGGGCATGCGCCGCGCGTCCTCGATCGCCTTGTCGGCCGCGCGCATCGCCACTTGCGCCGCGTCGGCCCTGGCCTTGTCGGCGTAGGCCTCGGCGAGCGAGCGTTGCGCTTTATTTGTTGCGCAGCCTGTCAAAAAGAAACTGGTCGACAACGCAACGACCAGCGCCGGCAGGCAGGCTTTTGTAATGGTTGCGGACAGCCTGCAGGTCATCGGCCAGCGCCTTTCTTTCTTCGTCGGTAACGGTGAGTTTGGCGGAAAGGTCGGCGCGCGCCGCCCGTTCGTCGTCGGCGATGCGGCTGGCCTCGTCCGCCTTGCCGGCCTGCCATGCGTTGATGCGTTGATATTCGAGGACCGTCGCCTGCAATCCCTCGATCTGCGCGCCGGCGACAAGCTTGACGACGGCGTCATTGACGGCGGTTCGCACCGCCGAGGCGCGGTCGATGGCGAGCCAAAGGCCGGCCGCGAGGAAGAACCACACCGGCAAGGTGATGCCGAATGTCAGAACCGGCCGGATGAAGCCCCAAGCCCACTTTGCAAAAGCGAAAATCGCAGCCGTCATGACATGAGCGCCGCAAAGGCGATCACGCCAAGGATAAGCCCGCCGGCAACGACACCGGCGGCAACCTCGGCGGCGCCGAACAGAAACACCTTTAGAGTGAAACGCGGATCCCCCATGCTAAAGCCCCTGCAGGCAAAGCGCGCGTTCGCCCTTGCGGCGCTCGAAAAGGCCGCGCACCACGCGCCCGCCAGCCTTGTTCCACCACGTCAAGGCCTCGCATCCGCCGGCAATGTCGCCGCTGTTGAGCCTTCGCGTCGCCGTGCTGTTGCCGATCGCCGTCACGCCGCAATTGTAGGCGGTCGAGGTATAGGCCGCGTCGCGGGGAGGTGGCAGGCGTAAGGTCAGCGTCGCAGGCGTGAAATAGCGACGCAGGCCGGTTCGGTGCTTGGCGACGTCGACCTGCAGTAGGTCGAGCGCCTGCCGGTCGGTTATCACCATGCCGGGGCGAACGCCCTCGGTCGACCCGTATCCGATCGTCCACACCGGCGGCACGGCGATGGTGTCGAGATAGGCGACGTTGCTCTTGCCTTCGGCCTTGGCGATGAACGGCACCGCGATGCGCAGCGCCTCGGCCTCGGTCGAACCATAGGCGTCAGGCGCAACAGCGCCGGGCGTGGCGGCGTTGGAAGGTGCTGCGAGGATCAGCGCCAGGATGACGACGAGGCCGGCAACAGCGGCAAGGCGAAGCCATTCCCGCCAGCGCGACGTGCTTTGCGGGTAAACCCGCCCGACAATGCCGGCGAGCAGCAACAGCACGCCGAGCCACCACGAAAAATAAGGGTCGCTGTCCTGACCGGTCCACCGGAAGCGGGCTTCCGGCAGGATCAGGGCAAGCAGGCCGGCAACCTGCATCCAAAAGCTTATCGACACCAGCACCACGCGGCGCCAGTCATGAACGAGACGGGGCATTGAAGCACTCCAGATTTTATGAGGTAGATTGCGCAGGGCGGCACATTGTCCGCGCTGATGGATGTCAGGCCGGCGGCGGCGTCGGCCACTCGACGGAAGGAAGCTCCGCGACAAACTCGTCGAGGGTCGGAATTCCGCGAAGGCCGGCCATCACCTTGTCGAGTTCGCCATAGGCGTAAGTCCAGACCTCATCCCGCCACGCGATGAAAGCCCGCGCCTCGTCCGCCCATTGTTCGACGGTGCTGTTCGCATAGGACGCCATCGCATTGCCGTCGTTGTAGAGCTTGGAAACGGCTACCGCGTCGACGTGAGCCTGTATTGCCGCCTGAAAATCGGACGCGGTCGGCGCAGGCGCTGGCCGGATTATTATTACACTCACTGGCCCGCTCCCCTTTCCTCTCCCGGCGGATCGCCGGCCTCTATTTCTTCAGCACGGCGCGCCGCTTCCCGTTCCGCAAACCACGCTTTAGCACCGATGCCGAAGCCGTCAGGATGGGAGAAGTCGGCCATCCAGCGATTGCGCGTCTCGTCTTTCTCGGGAATGTCGGAGACGTCCACGATTCGGAAGGGCACACCCGGTGGCGTATCCTTGCGCGCCACCTCCATCGGTTCCCATCCCGCGCCGGGCAGGTGAAATCCCACCCCGCCATTCGGCGCAGGGAACAGGATGCGTTTGGTAGAAATCTCCATGTCAATCCCCGAAAAACGCGGCAAAGATGTAGCTGTGATCGATCAAACCGCCGCCGTTAAACTGCAGGGTGTCGATTGCGATGCTGTTGGTTGACGGTGTCGTGCCGTCCCTCAAACGGACATACCCGCCGCCCGAGCTATGACCGGCACAAGCGATCATCCCATAATTTGCGTTTGCCATAGGGCTGGCAAAATTGATGGTATAGGCACCGGTCCCGTTGTCTGTGATGGACGACACGTTGTAGCTGTCTCGAATAGCCACCGTGCCCGTGCCGTTGAAATTCACCCAGGCCTTTAGCCCACCCTGATGCTTGTCGATGTACTGCTTGGTCGCTGCATGCAACGCCGCCGAAGGGTCGCCGCTCAATACGAGCGGCCCCGTCATGATCCCGCCGGCAAGCGCCAACACTTCCGACATGCGCGCGAACCGCTCCCACGCCGACCATGCCGACGTTTGTGTCCTAAACCAGACGCCTTGGTTTGCATTGGTGTAAGGGACCAATATTTGTGATGTGCGGGTCGCGCTCGTCTCAAACACCAGCACATAGAACAAGCCCGTCACAGGCGGGGCGTTCGGGATGCTGGTTGTCGTCAACTGGATGCGCCCTTGAAACCCGCCCGAAATGTACGTGTTCAAGTCCGGGTCAGATGGCGCAGGCCCACCAACAGGAACGAAGGGAATGGCCTTAAGCGCGCTTTTCAGATTTGCAAAGCTCATCCGCTTGATTTCAAACGCTGCCGCGCTATCCGACCATGCAAACTCATCATTGTCAGCGGGAGCAGTCTTGACCGTTCCAACATGAAAGGAGGCCAAAATCTGCGCAAGTGTCAGCCTGCCCGCAACCTCGCCGCCCATCGCCGGAACGATATGCGTAAGCGACGGGTTGGCGATCGCAGGCAGAAAGTCGAGTCTGATGTCAGCCATGTTCAAACCCTCGCCGCCCATCCGACCCATATATCCGCGTCGCCTTGTCCCCACACCGCCACCTGATAGCGGCTCAAGGCGCGCGCGCCGACGTTGAATTCGCGGCCCACCGCCGAAACGAGATAGTCGTTCGTGGCCGTGAGGTAGACGTCGGGCGTCCTGGCGAAGTTCAGATTGACCGCCGTGTATTGCCCGATCAGGCTTGGCCGCACGCCATCCTCGGTAACGAAAGACCCCAACACGCCCTTGGCACCGACCTCTTCGCCGGTGGTTCGCAGTACCGAGAGGTTCGCCAGATTGGTGATGGCGGCGACGTTGCCGGCGTTGGTCACGACGCGCGCGACAAGCATGTCGTCATAGGCGCTGTCGAAGTCGGTCGATATTTCCGCCTTGGCGAGCGGGTTATAGCCGGCGTTCGCGAGATCCTTCAGCACGAAGCCGCCGCCAGGCGTCCAGCGCAGGTGATAGGTCTTGTTCGCAGCCGTCGCCAGCGTCCGCGCGCCGAGGTTGTAGTCGCTGGTGTTGACCGGGAAAATTCCCCTGTGCTGAAACGCAACCGCTTCCGGCACAAGCACCGAGCCGGCGCCGGGGCTGGTTACATTGATCCTGCCGTCGGCTGTCAGCACCTCGGGGAATAGCGGCAAGCGGGTGCGCGCCTGCGAAATAAGCAGATATTGCGACGTGTCGCCGCCGCCCGTCGCCGCGAGGATCAGCGCCTCGATCGCCTTGCGCACCTGTTCAAGGTCACCGGCATTGGGCACAAGGCCGGCAAAATTGATCAGGTTCACCAATTCGCGCTGCGTATGCTCGATGGCGGCCGCGGGCACGATCGACCCCTTGGTGCCTGCACTTCGGTTGCCGTCGATATACGGCGCGTCCTCGTCCATGCCCGGAGGCTGATTGTACTTCACGATGTTCTCCCGCTTGGATCAGGTGGATGGAATGAACGGAGCCACCAGCGCGGCCCCGGTTTCGATGACGATGTGCGCGCCGGTCTCGGTCGTCAGGACAAAACCGATCGGCAACGGGGCGAGGCTGAAAATCGGATATGTCCATGCCGGCGCGATGCGCCGCACCGCGCACTCGATCGTTCCGATGTCGAAATCGAGCAGGCGCGTCGTTCCGGCCTCGCCAAGCCCCGCCTCGAATTGCGTCGTCGGCAGGTCGTAAAGGTGCACCACCCATTGCAGATCAAGCGACGGCGAACCTGCCTCGCCCTCACCGCAACCGCTTTCGCCGACACGGAAAGAAAACGGTTCCTCCAGCGCAACCACATAGCCGAGCGAAGCCGCTAGCCTCACCACGTCGGCCGGGGTGATCGTCGCCAGCGAACGAACCCTTGCCCGCAGAACCTTGCGGCGCAATTCGTCCGATTGCTCGACGCTGACGCAAGGGTCGGGCAAGCCGAATTCCCGCTCCCAATCTTCAAGGCTGTCGACGATCGTCGACGGGCGCGACTCCTCGCTGACCCGCCATAACCGCCGGTAAAGGTCGGCGAACGGCGCCAGAAGCGCGCGCGTCAGGCCGGCTATGGTCGAGGCCATCGAAGGCGCTTCGCCGTCGGGCGTGCCCCACGCGGCCCCGCGCGGCCATAGCGCCAGCCCGGAAGGCAAAAGCGTCTCGACGTCGGGTTCCGACAGCGCGTCGCGCGTGTCGATTGCCGCCGCGTCATCGGTGTCGGTGCAATCGACGAATACGACCGGGCCGCCGTCGGCGGCGTAATAGTCCGGCCATGCGGCGTTGACGAAGTGGCGCGACATGATCGTGCTACGCCCAGGCAATCGCGCCGAGAACCGGCATTTCGCCGGGCGCGAAGGAAAGGTTTGCCGCAGGCTCGATTATGGTGTGGCTGGCTTCGCCCGGCGACGTCGAAACCGCTTCGGAAATCCACGCCAGCGGCAACACGAACGGATCGTCGGGAAGACTCGGCCGAATGCGCGAAGCCGGTGACGTTGCGTCGAAGAATGCCGTCAGGGCAGCGGTGACGGCCGCGCGCGTCGCCGTGCTGTCCGGCGACAGCGCCAGCACGATATCGACGGGCGACGGATGCGGCGCGACCGCCTGGAAATCGACGCGCACAAGGCGCCGTTCGTCGATATAGGCCTGCACGGTCGCAAGGTCTGACGGCGTCGGAATGCCGTTTTCGCGCCCCTTGAACAGAACCCATGCGCCAACCATGCCGTTGCCGTTTGCAAACTTGCGCGCCCAGGCGTTGACGACGCCCGGAACCTCAAGCGCGAAGCGTTCATAATCGGCCAACGCGCCCCCTTGCGGCGGCGTGCGCTTGCGCCGCAAAGCCCTCTGGCGAAGATCCTCGACCGTTTCGTCGTCGGCGCCACCGCCAAGCCCGCCGGCGCCGACAATCGCGGTTGTGGCAAAATCGGGATAGAGCGACGGGTCGACCAGCGTCAGCACCGCGCCGGCGTCCCGGTTCGTCTCGTTTCCCGGCTTTTCGGCGCGCACATTGGCCGTGTAGGCCCCGAGCGCGTCGGCGACGAACGGCGCTATCGTGACGTAAATCTGCGCCCCGGAAAGGAAGCGCACGCCGGACGGATAGATGCCATTGGCGGCGGCGCTGCCCGAAATCAACCCGGATGCAGCGGCGGCAGGCTTGCGCAAAACGCCATATTCGCCGGCCTGCAAGACGACAATCGCCTCGCTCGTCGCCGAGGTTAGGAAAAGCTGGTTGTAAAGCCATGCGACTCGCAACTCGTACTCGTAGGCAAGCAGCGAAACCACCTTGCCGATGACGGTCAGGACGTTCTGCTTCAGGCTTGCGTCGGTGCCCGGAAGATATTGGCGGATAGCGCCGCGCACGCTTTGCGAGATCGTCGCCAGCGCGCGAACCGAATAGCCCATCATGCGTTCCTTAGCCTTAGACCTGTTCCCACAAAACGGCATAGCGCTGCTCGTAGGAGCGCCCGCCGTCCCGGCCATAACCGGAAATCGAAATGTCCAGCATGGACAGGTCGCGCCGCGCCTCGGCCGTCACGTCGACACGCACGAAAACGCCCTGGTCGACCAGCGTTTGCAGCGCCTCGCGCGCATAATCCTGCGCCAATATCTCGATGTCCGCCGTCAAGGCGCGGCGCCGCAACAGCCAAAGCTTGGAGCCGAGCGGCGTCTCGCCGTCGGCCATGTCGAAAGCGTCGCCCGGCCATCCCCTGTTGACGTCGCCATCAAGGAGTTCGGTCGGATCAACCCGTCGATCCGTCATCAGGCAGATCAGCACCGCCGTCTCGATAGCCGCGCCGTTGCGCAAGCCGCCGGGGTTGAGCGGGTCGACAAGGCCGGTCGTCGCAAGGTCGCCGGCGCGGCCGTCCCAAATAAGATCGGGATCGAGCAGCGGCTCGGCCGGGCCGACAATGGACACAATCCGCATTACTTCACCAACACCCTTGTCGCCAAATTGCCGGTCTCGGTGTGCCCCGCGCTGTCGACCGTGCCCTCGGCGGAAGCCGGTCGGTCGGCATCCTCGCCGCCGAGCTTGACGAGGCCGTCAAGCACGATTTCGGGCGCGACGATCGTCACCTTTGCCGAATGAACTATGCGCAATTCAGCCATCACCACCGAAATGATGTTTCCTGCGTGGTCATAGATTGCCGTCCCGCCCATGCCGACCTGCGGCCGCAGCTTCGGGTTCTCGCCGCCGAAAACGTAAGCCGCATCGCGGCGGCCGCGCGTGCCGAGCGTTACGCCTATGCCGCCCTTGACCGGCCAACTGGCAAAGCCGTGCGGCTCGATCCTGTGCGTTCGTTCGAAGCGGTCGCCCGCAAAGCCTCGGCCGTCGACGAATTGCTGGCCGTCGCGATGGTCGACCGTGCCGTCGAATTCCATGCGCGTCAGGTTCGCGTCAAACATCATCGTCCTCGCGGTAGTCCGGTTCCGCAGTTTCGGGCGCCGCCCATGCGTCGCTCGATTTGCCGCGCGGGTTCTCACCGCCAAGCGAGCGCGGATCCTTCAAGGTCAGTTCGGCAACAGTGCCGCCTTGTCCATCCTGGCGAAGCCCGACCTCGGCGATGACCATGTCCTGATCGATGCCGAGCCATGGGTCGTTCACCGCGACGAGAAAGTTGCGCGTCCACAGCTTGCCGTCCGCATCCCGCCACCCCGGCGTCACGATGCTTGCCGAGATACCGTCGCCGGCGGCCCTGCGCGCCTCCCAATCGGCGCGGCGCTTCAACCGTGCCGATGTCGCTTCGCCTTCCTGGATCAGGATCAGCGGCCGCTTGCGCTTTGCCGTGCCCCGCGCGGTTGCTTCCGGTCGCAACGAGGCGGCCGACACGCCTTCGCTTGCCTGTCCGCGAACGCTGATCGGCGAAAACGCCTTGGCCCCGCTCAATTGCCCCGTCGCCTCGGCGATGTTGACGCCAAGAACAAGCCCGCCCGAATGGCGGCCTTCCGGCTTGTCGGCAAGCTTCAGCTTGCCTTGCGGCGTGTCGTGGATCAGCACGCCCTGCGCGCGCGCCTCGGCCTCGATCGTGTCGAAAAGGCTTTCCCCTGGCACCACCTTGTGCGTGCGCTTCTTTTCGGTTTTGGGCGCGCCGTCGACGCCGATGCCGAGCGTGTCGAATGTCTTGGCGATGCCGATCAGGTCGACGTCGCGCGCCAACATCGTTGGATGATCGATCGAGCATTCGGTCGCGTCGCAGGTCCGCGACACAAAGCTGATCTGGTAGACCCTGCCAGCGGCGTCGTGCTGTCCGTTGACGTCGCGGACATAACCCGTTCCCCAAAGCTCGCCGGAAACCTCAATGGTCGCATCCTCGTCGGGCATGCAGGGCAGGCCCGGCCCGGTCCAGACGACCTCGAAGCTTGCTGTCCTGACAGCTTCCTCGGCCGAGGCCGACAAGGCGCAGGATCGGTGCGTCAATATCTTGCCGCCTGCGGTGAGTTTCACGCGGTCGAGCATCAGCTTGCCACCGCCTCAAGCGCCGAGGGCATGATGAAAGGCGTGGCGCTGCGGTTACGATCGACCAGTTCGGCCGCGCGCTCGGGCGCCTGATAAAGGTCAAAAGCCAGCAATGTCGACGGCAGCGATATCTTTGTCTCGACGCGCACAAGCGGCGCGCGCGTTGCGGCGATGTCCGATAGCGCCCGAACGGTGGCGCCGATCAGGCGCACAAGGAAATCCACCGCATCGCCGCCGGCATCGTCAAGCAGAGGATAGAGCGCGTCGGCATCGGCTGACAGGCGCGTGCGGGCCGCGATTGCGTCTTGGCGCGCCGCATAGTCGCCCCGCACCGCCGCGAAGCACCCCGCCACGGCAAGGCAGTAGCGCGCCGGTACGCCATCGACAGGCGTCGTTCTGGCCGAGTCTACAAAGGCCACCGGATCGCTTGCCTCGCCGACGAGCCGAGCGAGATCGAGCGCGGCGGATGCCGACATGACAGCCGCAAAGCCGGCCACGCGAGCGAGATCTTCCTTGTCGACGATCAGCCTGCGCGCAAGGTCGAGCAGAACGGCAAACGCCTCGTCCATGATGCACCCTAAAGCGATGAAAGTGCAGCGGCGGCGGTTGCAGCCCCTGCGGCGAAAATCGTGCGAAGCGTGGCCAGGAAACCACCGCTGGCGACACCGGCCGCACCCGCCTCGACGAAGGCGAGGTCGTAAGCGACATAGCCTGCGCGGTCCTTCTCGCGATGCCTGCGGCACCCGACGCAATGCATCAGGCGGGCGGCATCCATCGGCAGCATGAGCAATGACGGCCCCGGCGCGCCGCATGCCGCTTCAAGCGTAAGGCCCACGCGATCGGCGGCATCGCCGGCGACATAGGCCGCAACCGAAAATTCGCGCGCCAGCGCGCCCATATCTTCGGTTACTGGCGCCTCGCCGCCCGAAATATCGTGTACAGCCACGCGGCGGCCGACGACATTGTCCTCGGCCTCGACGTGAAAGGAAACGCCCCGGAACGAAGCCCGCCGCAGCGTCGTAAGCCAGTCTCTCGCCATGTCGGTCCTCTAGCTCAAACCGGCCCAGGCAGGCGGCCGGCGTTGGGCATGGAACGGCCGGGGTTGCCGGTGGCAAGCCTGCCCGATGATCCGCCCTTCAGGCTTCCGATCGGCCGCGACAGGTCGGCGATGGCGCTGGAAATGTAGGGCTGAAGCGCCGTGCCGATCGCCGTTCCTATCCTAGTGCCGATGCCATCGGCCTGCATTGAAATCGCGCTCGCGGCCGTGTCGCCAAGCGATTGACCTGCCGGGCGGCTGGCATCGATCAGCGCAGGCGCCAGCGTCTCGGCGCCCTTTGACAGCGCCGCGTCGATCTCGTTGGCGATGCTGTTGCCGTCACGCCGCAGCGCGTCCATCGACGCAACCTCGGTTTCCCGAAAGCTTGGCCCTGGCATCATGCCGGTGCGAAGCGGTCCGCGCGGTGCCGCAACGGTAGGCCTCGCCGGCATTCGCGTCGGGTCAGGCCTCGGCGTCGGGATCGGTATTGTATTGGCGGCAGCTGCGGCTGCGCGGCTTTGCGAATAGGCGCCATAGGCGGCATAGGCGCGGTTTTGCTCATCCGTGCGGAAGCCACCGGCGAACGCCATTGCGTCCTTGTCAGCCTCGCCGTGCGTTATGCCCCAAATGCTGCGCGCAACGAAGCCGTGAACGCCGTTCTTTTCAAGGCCGGCATTCACCGCCGCAGCGCGTTCGGCGCCGCTTGCGACATAGTCGAGCGCATCGGGCACGCCGGCGCTAACGGCCGCCTTGCCAATCGAGGTCTTGAACTTTTCCCACGATGACGCCATGCGGTCGAGCTTCGCTTCGTTGTCCGAAAGGATCTGGCCGAGGTCGCGCAGCGTCGTGCCGTCGACATCGGCAAGCGCCGTTTGAAACCCTTCCATGTCCTGCCGCCCTTGCAAGAGCGCGCGCATGCCGACTTGGAACTGCGCATCGGTGAATAGTTGCGGGATCTTCGAAAGATCGCCCTTGAGCGCCTTTTGCGACAGGTCGAGGAACACGTCGACCAGGTCCTTGCCGTCGCGGCGGGCGTCGGCCATTGCCGCACGAAGGTTGATCCCGAATTTTGCGAATTTCTTGACCGTCTCGTCGCTTTCCATCTTCTGGAAGATGTTTTGCGCGGCGGTCGCGGCCTCACCGGCCGAGCCGGTGCGCTGGCGGATGGTCTGCAGCATGGCCGCAAGCTTCGCGAGGCCCTTTTCGCCTTCGTAGCCGAGCGCCGCGAAGGCGGGCGCCATCGACGGAAGAAATTGCGCCATGTCCTTGAGTTCGAATTTGCCCTGCTTGCCGGATTTTACGAGGATATCGAAGGCGTGCTGCATGCGCGCGCTGACGATATGGAACGAATTGCCGACCGCATCGGCTGTGGTGGCAATATCGGCGATATCCGCACCGGCGGCTTGCGCGGTGGCGGAAACCGAAGGCAGGAAGCTCATCGCATCCTCGATCGAGCGACCGGCAGCGACCAGCGTTTCAAGGCCTGACGTCACCTGATCCTGGCTCATCGCATAATCGTGACTTGTCTGGTTCACCACCTTGAACATTCCGTCCACGGCGTCCTTGCCCTTGTCCGCATTGATGGCGATGCGGTTAAGTCGCCGTTCGGCGGCGGCGTAGTCCGTCAAGCTTTCCTTAACGCCGTAAACGCCCGCCACAGGCGCAAGCAGCCGCGCCGAAGCGATCGCGGCGCGGCTGGTTGAAGCGATCAGGCCGGATTGTGTGCGGTTGAACGCCTTGGCCTTCCGGTCGACCTTGTCGAGGTTCCCCGACAACTGCCGGAAAGCGTTCATGTTGCCGAGCTTCGACGACAGCCGAAGCACAGCCTCCATCGTTCGGTTAGACATGTCTGCGTTGTTCCCAGGCAGTGGCGCGCGCGTCGTAAGTCAGCACTTCAGCGAACGTCAGACGCCCGACCTCGTCGAACCCTTTTCCGTACCGCCAGAGGAGTCGGTCGGCGGCTTCTTCGACGTACGGGCAGAGGTAAAAAAATCGCGGATCGCATCATGAACCGCGAGCGCGTCGACAAGATCGAGCAGCGCAAGGTCGGCACCCGAATGCGGTTCCTTCACGCATCGCTCGGCGTATTTGGCGACGACGTCATGATGGCGCACCACCATCGAGCGAATGGGCGACCCGTCGGCGGCAAACTCGACAGGTTGCCATTCCTCGACATGGCCGAGGTCGACGAAGTCTTGCCAACGCGGCGACCGGAAGGACAGCGCCGCAACTGGCTTACCCGTTTCGGTGTAAGTCCGCGAAAGCGGAACGGTCACGTCGCCCATCAACGGATCTTCCGGTAGCTTTCGGCCATGATCCCGACGCCCGAAACCTCGCCGTTAAGCCGGTTCGACGCCGGTTCGCCGGTGTAAAACGCCTGCGTGAACAGGTGGATCGCCCCGGTGAATTCCTCGACGATGGTCACATCGCGGCGGTCGTCGCCCATCATGCCGGCAAGGTCGATGCCCTTGTCGACAAAGGTGATTTCCGCGCGCGGCGCCGCCGGCGTGGCAATCCGGTCGGGACTTCCGTCCTGGTTGACGATACCCTCGACAGTGCTGGTCGATGGGTAGCAGGTGAAATTGCCGCGCAGCGAAATGTTGCGCCCGGCCGAGTCGCGAAATTTCATCACGCCGCCGAAGTCGTTACCGGACATGTCTGGTCTCCATGTGTGTCAGGAATGGTGCAGGGTCGATGGCGTTCCCGCTGGCGCTTACGCCGGCGAGAACTGCGAATAGACGACCGCGTTGGCCGCGATCACGTCCAGCGGATCGGCCGTGTCGATCGGTGCGTAAATGTCGACCCTGTTCGGATTGTCGGCATTGCGCTTGACCTCGATCAGTTCGGCGGCCTTCACGGCGTTTGTGAGGACGCCGGTCATCACCATGCGCTGATAGGAATGCATGACCGTCGCCCGGATATCGGCCGGCGTGGTGAGGGTCTGCAAATTGCCGGGATTGTCGTCGGCAATCGCCTTCTGGCCGTGTTCGACGGTGAGGTCGGTGCGGAAGCGCCGCAGCGCATAGACGAGCTGGCCCGCCTTCTGCACATCGCGAAAGGTCGTGTCGGGCACGCCGTTGAACGTCCGCGCGGTGGTGATCACCTTGTCGACGACAACATCGCCGGCGCCGTTCACTTTCCACGTCGAAAGACCCGAGCCGAGGAAGGCGTCGCGCGTCGCATAGTCCAACCATCCCGCCCGGTCGCGCGGCGGCAAAAGACCCTCGACGACAAGTCCGGTCTGGTTTCGCGACACATTGCCTGTCGCCCCGTCGGAAAGCCACGGCACGATGCGCGCCACGATGCCCGCCGCCCACTGCCAGACCGGATTGGGCGCATTCGAAGATGCGATCACCGGCAAGATAGAAAGATGGCGATCGTCGAGCGCCAGGCCGGCGGTCGTCAGGTTCCCGATGGAGTCCGCCATCGGGAAAAAGACATGCCCATAAATCTGCCGGTTCCACGCCCAACGGCCCGAGATATCCGACAAAAGGGTCGAGTAGCGCGCCACATTGGTTGCGTCGGCAAAAGCGCTGACGATCCAGTCGAATTCATCGTCGCCGAGAGCCGCGAGACCGGCAGTCAGGTCGGGCGTGCCCGCACCGGACGTCGGCGCGGCGATCGCGACCTTGCTGGAAAGCACGTTCGAACCGTCAAGCGCCGGCACGACAATGTCGATCCCGTTGCAGATCGTGCCTGCATGGCGCGGCGTCAGCGTAACGACGTTGGTTCCGGCGGCGGCCGTGAAGGGCAGGCTCGCGCCGGTGAGGCGATTGAAATAGCCGTTAATGGCCGCAGCAAGCGCCGTTGCGACCGCGTTGGCCGTGTCGCCGGCCGCGACGGTAAACATGACCGTTTCACCGGCAATCTGGACGGCGGCGGCGCCTGCCGCAGGCGCGGGGCTGATGGTGAGCGAACGGCTTCCCTTGGTGCCGGTTTCCGGCACGGCAAGGATCCAGATTTCCTGCGCCGGCGCATTCTGGCGGGCAAGCCGCACCATGTCGTCGAGCATGGAGCCAGCGCCGGCCAGGCGACGCGCCTCGGCGATGGTCGGGCAGGGCGTCGGTGTATTGGCGGCGATGACCGCGCCGGCAAGCGCGTGCCCGACCAGCAAGAGCCGCGAGCGGTTTTCGAACTGGCCGCCTGAATTCACTTCAAAGGCGATGATCGGCGCGATGAGATTACCGGGAATGGTGTTGAACATTGATCAGGCCTCGTTGGTTTTGCGGCGGCCGTCAGCGGTCGCGCGTTCGGGTTGCGGTTTGACCTCGACGATGTCGCCATCCTCGAAAAGCGTTCGGTAATAGGGCTTGGCAATGTCTGCCGCGACGCCGTCGGGCGGCATCAGGCGCCCGTCACGGTCGGGCATCGGTATGGCAAGGCCCGGCCGCGCCGGCGCATAAAGCTTCGGGTTCGCCATCGTTTTACTCCGTTTCTACGGTGAGGCCCGCGCCGAGCGCCGGGTCGGCAAAGTCGATGCAGGCAAGCGGCGTGCGCGCAACCTCGTTGAAGTGACCGGCAAGCACGGCAAGCTTTGCCGCAGCCGGTGACCCGGCAGGCAACAAGCCCGCCAGTGTCGCCAGCGGTTCCGGCAAGCCTGCGCTGTCCGAAAATTCGTCGTCGGGCAGGCTCAAGGTGAGCCGCAAGGTTATCCGGTGCCAGCGCGCGCCGAGCTGCGGAATGGCGAAGGCTTCTTCCTCCCACCGCACGACCCTGCGCACGAAACGCCGGAACAGGCGGCCGCGCTCGTCATACATCAAGAGGCGCCGCACCTGCGCGCACAGGGCGGCAAGCACAAGCCGCGCATCCCAATCGTCGGCAGGCATGGCGTCGGCGAACGGCGCGCCGGCCTCGTCGTTAGCGGCGACCGCAAGTTCGGCGACGATTTCGAGCACGCCCTCGGCCGCGCCATCGTCGAAAGCGCCGATTTCACCACGCGGCGCCGTCGAGGCGTCCGTCGTAAAGAGCGCGAGAACGGGCGTGAACTTCGCATCGCGGTCGAGGTCGTCGATCCCGACAAGCCGGCTATCGAATATCCTGACGCCGGCAAGCGTCGGAAACGCCCCGTCGCCGGCAAGCGCCGCCGTCGGGCACAGAACCTCAAGCGCGGCAAGCCGTGCGGCTTCGGCTGAAAGCATGATGCCCCTATCCCTTTATCAGTGCCAGGCCGAGGATGATGTTGCCGATGCCGTCCGGGTCGCGCGTGACGACCTCGAAAAGCTCGACCGTCGCAATCCTCAAGACATGGTCGCCGACGGCAATGTCGCCTGCGAAACCAGTCGAGCCGAAGATTTCCGGCGAGCGGCTGACCATGCGCTCGGCCTGCCCGATAATCGGCATTGCCCTGCGCCGCGCGGCGAGTTCGGTATCCTGGTAGAAGGCAATCGAAATGGCCGCCTCGGGTCGCGTTGCAGATGCAACCGCGCCGCCATGCGGCCCCTTGGCCCGGTCGCGGGGCTTGAGTGTCGCGGCCTCGCCGAACACTGCGTCGACCGCAGTTCGGGCAAGAGCGGCGAGGCGCGCGAACTCGCTTTGCATCGGCGCGCTAGATCGTGTCGCCGAGCAGCACCTGGCCGACCGTGTCGGCGGAAAGCGCGGCGGCGCCGGCAAAGCCGAACAGCGTATTTCCTGCGCTGGTCGTGGTGAAGCCGCTGTTGTCGGCCTTGAGATAGACCTTGACGCCCACCGTCCATGCCTCGCCGGTAATCTTGGCGGCCTCAAAAAGGCCTACGCGGACGACAGGAACGTCAACGCCCTCGGCGGCGGTTGCGGCGGCAAAGCCGCGCAGCGATCCAATGACAACCGGCTGGCCCGAAGTGACGCCGCCGGCAGGCGCCGGAACGGTGAGCGAATTACCGGGCTGGATATAGTTTTTCATCGAAGTTTCTTTCGACTTGCGGCCGCAGCCGCCGATTAATGGAAGGGCGAACGATGGCGCGGGCGGCTTTGCTCAAGCCGCCCGGCCGGTCATCGTGTCAGGCCGGTTTATTGGCCGGGGTTCTTGTAGCCGCCGCGATAGTCGACGGCGCCGACGCCGAAATCGTGTTCGACCGTCATGCCGATGCCCTGCGTCCCGAACGGCTCGTCGAAGCGAACGCGCGGTGCGGTGTAGCCGTCGAGATAGCCCCACTGGTAGACCGCCGCTTCCTCGGGGTCGGCGAGCAGATACCAGGCTTTGCCGGAAAGCTCGGCCGAAACAACCGGCTTCAGCTTGCCGACGAACGGATTAACCTTGAGGGAGTCGTTTGCGCTGATCGGCGCGAGATATTGCAGCGCCTCGACCTCCTTGTCGGGCGACACAAGCAACACGCTCGGCGTCAGGTTGAGCGTCGACTTGCCGTCAATGCCGGTCTGTTTGCGCAGCGCGGCCTGCCCGGCCCCGATCGTGGTAACGTCGATGCCGGCGCCTGCCCCCGCAAGATTGTTGTGGCTGGCGTGGAAGATCACCTGACCGTCGGCAAGCTTGGTGTTGGCCGACAGCATCATGGCATAGAAGGTGATTTCCTCGAAGCGCGACACGGTGCGACCATAGCCGCCCATCAGGTCGGCGATGGCGCCGAGACGGTCATTGACCAGCATCTGCCGCGAAACGCGCAGTCCCTTTGCGTAGGGCACGACCGCGATCGTTTCCTTGCTTTCGCCGAACGTGCCGAACTTGATCTCGCCGGCTTCCGTCAGTTTTTCCAGCATCGGGAACTCGCCGATGCCGATTGCGGAATGTTGCCGGAAGTCCATGAAATCGCGGCGGCGGGAAATCTCGCGATAGCTCTGTTGCGCGAGGGCGTAACGACGCTCAAGCGTCGCATTGATCGCATCCGAGAAGATCGCCGGGAAGTCGCTCACCGCATGGAACGCGCGGGTGAGAACGTCCTCGCGTTCGCGCACGGTGCGAATGGCGCCACGGTGACCGATATGCGCCGCCGCGAATTCGACGACATCATGGTGATCCATGAAACCGCGCGCGGCGGCGGCTGTGTCGCCCGCCGGCGCAGGACCTCCGAGGCGGTACGCCATTGCGGCCACGATCCCCGAGCGGCGCGTTTCCGCCTCGTCGCGAATGACGCGCCCCGGCTGGGTGGGCGCCTGCTGCGACTGCGTTGCCAGATGGTCGAAGGCGCGGGTACGGAACGCCTCGACCGTGACATTTGTGTCGCGGATCGCCGTTTCGATGTCGGCGGCGGCAATGCCGGCACGGTTGCCGATCGACAGGATATCAGCGGCGCGGTTGCTGGCGCCGGGTGCCGGATCCGCCTCGCCCTCGTCATCCTCCTCCTCGGCTTTCGCGTCGATGGCGCTGCGCACCTGGACGATTTCGGCAAGAATGGCCTCATGTTCGCTTTCGATCGCGCGCGCGGCATCGTCGGACGTGTCGTCCTTGATCTCGGCAAGCTTGGCGGCTGCGCGGGTTTCGAGGTCGCGCAGTTTCTTGAGAAGCTTCTTCATTTCGGATTGCTCCAGTTAAACGCCTTGACCAAAGGCCGGAAAATGGTCGTGGCTCGCGAGGCGCGTGCTTTAGCGGGCCGTTTCGAGGGCACGCTTCCGCATGCGGATGCGTCGCGCCTCATTCTGGTCGGGCGCGCTAGCCCGGAATTCACAGCGGAACATCTTGGCCTTGCCGTCGCGCACCTGCGCGCCGACATCGGCCGGAACGGCGACAAAGGAGATTTCGAACGGCTCCCAATCGACGACCCGCCAGACTTGCGGATCCTTGCCCTTGTCGACTTCGATCTTGATCCTGCGATAGCCGACAGACAGCGACCGGATGATCTTGTCGCCGATCAGGCGAAACACCTTGTCGGCTTCGGGATTGTCCTCGGCCTTCGGGAAGCGCACCACGGCGCGCCCCTCGCCCTTTTCGATCCATGCCCGCTCGACGACGGCAAGCAACGACTTCAGCCCGCCATAGACGTCGTGGCTGTCAAGAACCGGCCCGCCGGCATTGAGGCGGTCGAGACGGATCGCCTTGTCGGAAACGACAAGCTCTTCAACGTAGCGTTGGCCGCTCATCCAGTCGAAGCGATCGACTTTTGCGCCTGTCGTCCACGTCACCTCGATCGTGCGCGCCTCGGCGTCGATCGCCGTGATCGGCGCGGCGCGCGTCTCGATCGGCAGGTCGCGATTGCCGTTATTCGTTATCTTCGGCGACTGCGGCTGGTTTATTGCCATTGTCGGATTGCCCTTTCATTGGCTTGCGGCCGTCGATATCGAGCGCGAGGCCCGCGCCGCCGCTCTGCTTGTCGAGGTGTTCGAAAAACGACGCCGTATCGGCGACGACCTGGCGCCAGTCGCGCCCCCATGCGCCGATGAATTCCTGCGGCGACAGGCGGCCCGATCTGACGGCCAGGATATCGGCCTCAAGATCCTTCTTCGGATCGATCGGCTCGACTGCCGGCATGATGTAGTCGAGGCGCAAGCCCTCGCGACGTGCCTTGATCTGCCCGGCCAGCACGGCCCGGTCGAGGACGCGCCGATAAACCGGCGCGATCAGCCTGGGGACGAGCGTCGTCCATTGCAGTTGTTCGACAAGGCGGCGGAATTCGATCTTTCCGGCCCGCAGGCTGGAATAGTTCGCCTGGCGCAAATCGCCGGTTAGCTGGTCGTAGGTAATGCCGGCGCCTGCCGCCATCGCCTGCAAAGCCGTCATGTAGACTTCGCCGAAAGGCGTCTGCGATGACGGGCTGGCGAATGTAATCTCGCCGTCGCCGATATCGGCCAGCATCCCCGGCTCGATCCGCGTCAGCTTTTCGCCGCTCGTTTCGTCCTTCTGTTTCCCCAACGGGGAATAGCCGCCCGACGACCGCTTGATAAATCCGGCAAAACACGCCTCGGTGCGCGCCTTGATCAGCGTCGTGTCGATCAGGTCCTGCACTTCACGGCCATTAAGCAGGATGGCCGAAAACCACGGCACGCCGCGCACCTGGCCGAAGCGCAACGGCCTGTAGACATGCGAAAGGTTTTCCCATGCGACGAGATTGGACGAGGTCGAGCGCAACGAAGCTTCGGCCGGATGATTTTCGAACAGGTAAAGCCCTTCGCGCCGTCCCCATGTGCCAAGCTTGACGCCGAGACGAACCGAGCCGTCGGTTGCGGTGGCGTCCCGCGTCGTGTCGATCAGGTCGCCTTCCAGCCCCTGCAGCCGGAAAGGAACGCTGCCGCCGGCCTCGTCGAGTGTGATGTCGATATAGCGCACGACTGTATCACCGCCTTCGATCATCGAACGCACCGCAAGCGCCTGCATGCCCGGCCAGTCGAGAAAGCCCTCGACATCGGCGCGCTCCGACCATTCCTCCAAAATCAGCTTGATCCGCCCGTCCATCCGGTCGGACCCGGTGTTTGGCACGGTCAGGATTCCGGTGCCGACGACATGCGATGTCAGCACGTCGAGCATGCGTTGGCCTGCCCACGAATCCCGCACGAACTCGCGCGAGCGGTTGCGCAGGTCGCGCAGTGACGAGCCTATTTCGCCGTTGGCCGACGTCGAGCGCCCCATCCAGCCCTTATTGCGCCGGCCGGATTTTGCGGCCGCATAGGCGCGCTCGCCGTAGCTGTCGAGGACCTGGCGGGCGCTCGCGCGGCGCACGCCCCAAACGGGCGAAACCGTACCGATGATGCGGTCAAGCACGTTCATCAATAGCCGCCCCTGTAGTCGGCGAAGGAAACGCCCGGACGGCTGTCCGCGTTTATCTCGGCCTTGATCGCATCGCGCGCCTTCAGCATGTCGCCGATCGACTGGTATTCGACCTCATGCGATTGGAACTTCACGCGCCGCGTGCCGCCCGCAATCGCCGCCTCGATCCGGTCAAGGTCGCTTTGCGTCCAGGCCATCAATATTCATCCCAAAACGAACCGCCGGCATTGCCTGCCGAGGCGACGTCGTGACGCTGGTTTTCGACTGGTTCGGTCGCGCCGCGCGAACTGTCGGAAGGCGCGGACGGCTTCTGCACCGCCAGCGGCGCCACCGCGAAAAGGTCGGGGTTCTTCACCACCTCGGGCGCACAACGCTCGGAAGCGAGCGCGGCCCATTCATCGGACGTCAAACGCGATAGGCCGAGATAGTCGGCAAGCGCGTTGTTGTAGATCGTGCAGTCGAGGAAGTGGTTTTCCTCGCCGTTGCGAACTTTCCAGACGCGGCGAACGCGGCCCCGGAAATTTTCGTTGCCAAGATATTCCGCCGTGATCTGCCTGAAATAGACCTCGTCGAGCCATGTGCCGTAATGGCAATAGCCGGACGGGTCGCGCTCTTGCCCGGCCTTGACCCCTTCCTTGCGCAGATCATCATAGTGCGCGCCTTTCAGCGGCCATGTGCCGACGCCCCAAACATGGGTTCCCTTGCGGATCATTTTGCCGTTGAAGTCGATGTCCACCGCCGAGCCGGTGCCGAGCGCCGGGCGCGACCAGCCGTCAAGGCCCTTCAAGGCAAAGGCGCCCTGGCGACCGCGTACCCAAGTGTAAACGACATGCGACCGAAAGCCGGAGTCCACGCCGAATGCGTCGACGCGCCGGCTGCCGCCAAAAGCGTCGGGCCACTGCTTTTCATAAATTTCGGCCAGCTTCAGGAAGGCGCCGCTGTGCGGGTCGGTCGTCTCGCCTTCAATGACGCCTGCATCGACGACCCATTTTTGCCGATCCGGCCCGTAGGCGGCGACCTCCCAATAAATGCCGCGCATTTGCACGTCGGCGGCGCCGGTCATGATCAGGCCAAGCGGCGGAATGCGGCCGCGCACAAGGTCGGACTCGCGCCGCTCCAAGAGCTTGACATGGTCGGGCGCATCGCCGCGCACCTCATAGGGCAGGCCGAGCCAAAGATTGTAGAAGGCCTTAAGCTTGAGCGGGTCGCCGTTTGCCTCGACGAACTTGCGTGCGATCTCGTCCCACGGCACAAGCGGCGAGGACATGGCGCAGAAATGATAGGACCGGCCGGCGCCGGGCCGCGTCGCCGTCGGAGTATAGCGCCCGGTGCGATAGACGCTGTTTTTTTCGACGCCCTCAATGATCGTGCCGCAACAAGGCGTCACATAGTGCGCGTTGTAGGGCGCGACATCGTTGAAGCGGAAATGCTTCCGATCGAATTCGAACACGAAACGGTCGCCGCAGCCAGGGCATGCGACGTGCCAGCGGCGTTGATCGCCGGCGAGATAGGCCGTCTCGATCTTGGACGCGCCCTTGACGGTCGGCGTCGATATCTTCAGCCGTTTCCAGTCGCCGGTTGCCAGGAACGCAATCTGTCGCGCCTCGACCATTTCAATCGGGTCGCCCTGGCCGTCGAGGTCGTCGGGGTACTCGTCGATTTCGTCGAGGAATGCTTTCTTGACCGTTTTCGACCGCAGATCGGCGGCCGACGAGGCGATCGCCAATGTGAGCGAACCGCCTGCAAATTGCTTCGACGTTGCGGTCGAACCTTCGGATGAACGCGAGGTGACCCCTCGCACCTTGCGCGCCAACACCGGCGACGCCTCGATCGTCGGCTGCAGCTTTTCCTTGTTGAAGTCCGACAGCGCGCCCGAAGTCGGCTGCACGATCATCATGCGGCAAGGATCACGGTCGATTGAGTGGCCGGCGCCGATGATAAGCACGGTGGTAAAGCCGGTTTGCGCCGACTTCATTACCGCGAATTCATTGTCCACCTCGTCAGGCCCAAGCGCGTCGACGATCTCGACGCAATGGAGGCCGAGCGAACGCTCCCAATATTCCCCTGCGCGCGGCCCGTCGGGCACGACGAGGTTGCCTTCAGCCCACGCTGACGGCGACAACGGCGGCGGCGGAACGACGGCAAGCGCCATCGCGCCGGCGACAACCGCCAGGGCCGATCTGGAAAGGCTGATTTTCATTCGGGCAACAATGTCTCGATTGGGCCGTCGCGCTCGGCGTCGGTGCCTTGCTCGGCGATTTTTGAAAGCGAGTCCGCAACCTGGCGGCGAACTGCCTGGCCGATTTCCTTGAGCAGGCGCCGCGCGCCGGCGACGCCTTCCTTGCTGACCGCGATTGCGATCTCGTCCGCGTAGCGCGCCAACCCGTCAAGGTCGCGCGCCAGCGCAATGCCTATCGCGGACGCGGCGGTTTCAATGCCGTGCGGGCCGGCGATCGGCAGCACCGCCCGTTGCCGGTCGGCCAGGTCGAGCGCCCGGATCCGCGCGTCGTATTGGGCGCGCTCGGTTTGCGCGTCGCGTAACGGCGCCGAGGCTTTCGTCTTGTGCTGCGCCGAAGTCTCGGCCGCCTGTTCCTTGACCGCGTCGCCGGTTTCGCCGACAGCCCTGTCGAATGACGCAAGTTCGACCAGCAAGGATCTACCGTCGCGCTTCGTGTCGATCTTGCCGGCATCGGCAAGCTGCGCCACCCGCTTGCTGATCGCCGCTCGCGAAACCTTTTTGCGTCGGGCAAGCTCGGCGCATGAAATCCAAACGCCGCCGCCCTCGGCTTCGACGTTGCTACTCATGCGGCCTTTCCATGTTAACCGGCCGCCGTGGTGTTAACCGTGTTAACCCAGGTTTCGGCCAGCCTCACTAGCGATATTTCGGGGTCGCCCCGGCCCGTAAGGGAGGGGAGGCCCGGAAGAACCTATCGACCCCTCGGCGCCGACGGGTCACGATGGCGGCGCACCTCGCGTCTTGCCTCGACGGTCAGCCCGGCAGCAGCCGGTCGATCTCATGCAGAACGCGCGGTGCAAGCGCCTCGTCGATCACCTCGGCGAGCAGCGACAGATAGACCGCATCGTTGTTCGTTATGTCGTGCGCCGGGTTCGGCCCGAACAGTTCCCGAATGGGAAGCCGCGCCGCGCCCTCGCGCATCATGACGCCTTTGTGTCCCGATGCCATTCCGGCAAGGAACGCGCTGCGGTACGAACCGCGCAGATTGACCGTGACACCCTTCCCGGTCTGGCGAGCGCCAAGCTTGGCGAGCGGTATCCAACCGGAGCGAACGACCACGTCGGACGTGTTGCCGCCTGCATTGAAGCGCGCGGTCGTCTTGTCGCGAATGACCTTCTGCGCCAGCTTCAACCGAGGCGCGGCGCGCTTGATGTAGCGTGTGCGCGCCATGTCGGTAACGCGCTTGCCGGCGCGGGCGAACGCCTTAGCCCGGATATCGCCGGGCAACTTCCGAATGGCGCGCGATAGCGCCAGATATTCGGAAGCGTCGGCGATGATCACAGGCAAAGACCCCTTTGGCGGTTTTGGCCGCCGACTTCATGGCGGCGCCCTCTTGATGTTCGGCCAAAGAAAAACCCGCCGGGCCGGAGCCGGGCGGGTCGTTTCGATGCCATTTTGTGCGTGACAATTAATGCGCAAAATTCCGTCCGTTGGTCAAGCGACTTTCTGTCGGGCTTTCCTCACCTGCTTAGGCTTTGATTTTCTTGGCATTTCTGGCGGCATCGTTGCGGCGGGCGCCGCCCGCAGGTCGGGCAGAATTCTCGGCGTCGGCCAACGCGAGCCGCCTGCGATGGAATCGGCCCACGGTTGAACCGGCCAGTCGACCGCCACAAGCTCGACCGTTTCAAGCTGGTCGGCAAGCTGGTCGAACAGCATGCACATGGCGCCGCAGAATATCTCATATTCGCCGCGCGCCACCATGACCGGCACCGGATCCGGCACGAAGCCCGCCTTGCGGTAGGCGCCGGCGACCGGCCGCTGCAGGCGCGTCGACCAGCCCTCAACCTCGACGGTTTGCACCGCGACCCTGTCGCTGCCGTCGGCCATTTCGCCGATTACCTCGCGCACCTCGCGCCGCACGTACCAGCGATGGGCGCCGTTCGCGTGCTTTTCATATTCCTTCACCGGCTGTTCCCATAGACGCCACTCAGGCACCATGCCGAGGATGGCGTGCCGAACGACCAGCACGTCGGGCCGCGCCCGAAAGCGCAGCGCACCATCCTTGTCCGCCGTCGTCGCCTTGACCAGCGCGTCGGAAACCGCGCGAGCGGCCATATGCTCGTCGATGGCGGCAAGCTCGGGCATCGGGTGCCAGCCTTCCGGCACGTCGACCGCGCATTCGGCCAGGTCGGCGACGGCGTCGGCAATGCGCAGCGCATCCGGGTGCGGCCATCCGGCCTCATCGAACGGGATGCAACCAAAACGGTTAGGCTGGCGGTCGACGATCGACCCCATTTCGCCATAGCGCAGGATCGACGACCACGCCGACGCCGCCGACAAAGGGCCACTTTCGAAGCCCGACCCCGCCTGCATCTTCGGCAACTCGTCGCCCCATGCCCATTTCAGGGCGTCAGACATGGTCATTTTGCGCCGCAGCCTTGCGCTTGCGACCCCAGCGACCCCGCTTTCAATCCTTGCGTCCCTGTTTTCCATTTCTATAACCCCTTGATTTGATTGAAGTTTAAATAAGATTAGGGACGCTAGGGACGCTAGGGAGGATAAATCCCGTATAACGCATGCAAAGTGATCGCAGTTTTTTCGATCTGTGCTTAATGCGCATATATAAAACTGCGGGAATTTGCGCCCCTAGCGTCCCCAGCGTCCGAACACATTGATTTGCAAAGGTTTTTCCCCTTCCCCCGTTTTTTCTACCCGCCCCGAAACGAAAATTATCGTCCCTACCGTCCCTGGCAGGGACGCAAACCGACCCTTTTTCCGTTGCGAGGCGAAGATGGGGAGAAGGGCGGCGGCGCGAAAACGCGGCCGGCGGAAGTGGACAAGAACGAACGGCGCGCGCATGGTGGCGCCGCAATTGAGGGCATACCAAATGAAACGCGCCGCGCTCACACTGGTCGGGATACTGATCGGAGGCGGCCTTGCGGCCGCCGAGTCGTTTCCCGGCCTGCCGCCAGAGTGGCGGCAGGAAACAATCGACATGTGCCGCAGCCGCACGCCCGGTGACGCCGGCGCGTTGCGGCAGTGCCTCGCACGGCAGGAAAAGGCAGCGCTTGCCGTCGCCTCGCTCGATGTCGGTGCAGGCGTGCCCGCCGATGTCGGCGTCAGGATCGTCAGCGGTTGCGAGGCACGCGAGCGCCCCGACGTCGAGGCGTTTTCGCGCTGCATGGTCGACGAGGCAGCGACCTGGCGGGCGACGCATCAGTAAGCCGGTCATCGCCTTGCCGCCCCTTGCGAGCGGTCGAGCGCAACCTTCAGCCATGCCACGGTATCGCGCGCGATGCGCCGTTCGCCTTCCCATGCCGCGCACATGCGCTTGACGTCGGCGGGTTCCATCCGCCCGCCGTTGTACCGGGTTTCCGCGTTCCAGCGGTCGACCAGCCCATCAATCTCGGCCGCGCATTCGCGCCCCCGTCGTTCCCAATGCGCGATCAACCCGGCGAGCGGCGTCATGGCGCCTTGGCCTTCCTGCGCTCGCCCTTGTCGATGGCGAGGCGGTTCTTGACCCGTTGCGTGACGATCTCGACAGCATGGCAGGGCGGGCCGTCGGCGCGCGTGGCCGCGCAAACGCATGTGCCGTTGGCGAATTCGCAGATCATCTGCCACGCCGGCGGCGGCACCGGCGAGCCTGTCGACATGCGGTCGAGGTCGTCGCTACGATGCAGGGCGCTCATGGCTGCACCTTTGGGGCTTGAGGCAAGGCAAGGTGCAAGGCAGTCAATATCTCGCCCGCCGTTTTGCCGATTTCGGACGGGCCGAAACGCCAGCCCTTGGACGACAGATATTTTTCCGCGATGCGAAGCGCCTCGGCTTGTGTGTTATCCCCCAGGACCACGGTTTGCTTATCCATTAGCGTTCCCCTGTCGGCGTCGAGGGGTGCGGGGCGGCGAAAGCTTCCCATGA